TAACGCAGAACCTTTCGCCTTGGGTCTTCGCGCTGTCTTCCAAGTTGAGAACGAGAACTCCTGTTGCTGAAGTATTGGCGATGATATGCTTCTTCGCAGTGACGGCAGTAAGAATCGTTCCGGTCGTGGCCGTAAGAGCACCAGAAGCGGAAGTCGCTGTTAGACCATTGCCGTCTGCATCATCGGACACGTAGACGTTCAGGGTGTGAATACCTGTTACGGCATTTCCGGCTTCATCTTTTACCGATATAGTGCAAGCCACTTTGTTCGTAGTCCCCGCTGCGAGTGCGGCAATAGAGACACTTCGAACTTTGCTGTAGAGTTCCGTGAACATAGTGTTCTCTGCCAGATACTCCGTCTTGTCAATTACTCCACCTCTAATGTGTGTAATGTTCTCCCTTGCCATCCTCTTAATCTCCTTAAAGTTTTAATTTCACTGTTTTGAATAACAACGCCGCTCCCGCTGAGGAGGTATCAAGTTTGAACTGCCTGGTAGATACAAAAGGAGTCAATTTGAATATTGAATAATTATAGTACCCCCAAGCTAATATGTTCGTATCTGTATTTGAGCCAGCAAGGCATACCTGAAAATTCTCGAAATTTGTCCCATCTAAAGAGGATAATATGTATACCGCCGCTCCAGAAGAACTCTTTCCTCCATACTCTATAAGATCGAGAGCATCAACATCGAGAAGATCTGAATGATCCACCGTGGCAAAGAGGTTTGTTAAACTGACTGTTGATACGCACTGAGAAGACTTCCCGAAGGTGAGATAGTTCCCCGTGAGAACGGCGAGAACAGCGGCCCCATCTGTGAACGTCCTCCAGAAGGTACGATAACGGTAATGGGTAATCTCGGCATCTTCTTCTGGACTTCCTGCTCCAGTCTTCGCCGTATAAGCTCTGAACTCGCAGGAGCCATCAGAATCAAGTTTGACAAGGTAGATGAAGTAAAGGATCTGCGTAGCAGATACCGTCTCCGGAAGGTCTACATCCGTATCCGCCGTTGTCTCAAGAAGGATCAGCCTGGTGGAGTCCCAGGCTGTGCAGGGGGTAAAGGTTAAGGTATTCCCTGATACAGTAGCGTCCCCACCGAGGATGTCATTGTGGTGACCAGTAGAGTAACTGGCAGTCTCGTAACCGTTCTCACCACTGTTGACAACCAGTGCTTTCCCAGCCTCACCAGAAAGCGAAGCGGGGTGCCGCTTGTCGTAGTTTATGTATGTTCTCGGATCAATCGCCATGTCTTATCCTATTGGAAAATTAGCTTGTTTTAATCAAAGAATTTAACTTTTGTTCTAACTCGGAAATTATCTTCTGCTGCTCCTGAATAGCCCTAACTAGAGGTGCTATGAACTCGGTATAGCCAAGAGACATTACATCTTTACCACCATTTAGTGAGTGGTTCTGAAAGCCGCCAAAAAATTCCGGCACTTCCTGGGCGATAAACCCATGGTGAAATCGTGTCCTTTTTTTACTCCCGTCTCTTACTTCAGAATGGTAGTCGTCTCTCATGTCCCACTTAAAATCTACGGGCCTTAAAGACATTACGAACGATAAACCGAGAGAAGTATCGCGTATATCTGTCTTATCCCTCTTGTCTGATCTGTTTTGAACAGCCCCAAAAGCGTATGTTGTTGTTGAAGAGTTTCCTAGCTGTACTTGGTTGTCTCCAGTAACTACACTTGCATACCCTAAAGCCGTGCTATTTGTCCAATTACCTGACAACATAGCTTGATAGCCGACAGCGGTATTGTGATTTCCTGTTGTTATCGCGTATCCTGCTGCTCTCCCAATAAGACAATTGTACGATCCTGTCGTGCAAGAGGCCCCTGACACAGCACCTAGAGCCGTATTGTTTTGCCCCCCATTTGAAACGAATAATGACTGATTCCCGATAGAAGTATTACCGTCCCCAGTCTGACTAGTGCTAAACGCAGATTCCCCTACTACAGTGTTACTTCCACCTGTAGTAATTTTACATCCAGATTTGTGACCTATTAAGGTGTTGTTACCGCCTGTTGTTGCAGACGCTCCCGCATCGTATCCAACAGCCACCATAGAACCACCAGTAAAAACTTTTGCAGCATTAGTCCCCACCGCGGTATTTTCTAAATACGTTGACGTTAGAGAAGAAAGAGCCGAATATCCTACGGCAACATTCCCGCTACTTCCCGTGCAAGAGCCTAGAGCACCATTCCCAACCGCAACATTGTTTGTCGCGGTAGTTGTAGAATCTAAAGCTCCAGTTCCAACAGCTACAGAGCCTATGTCATCGTTAAGGCCCTTATTAACAAGTACCTCTATCCCACTTTGGGCCGCTTCAGCAGCAGCTTGTGCAGCCTCAGCGTTTGTCTCTGCTGTCTCAGCAGCAGCTTGCGCGGTCTCGGCATCCGTAACTGCAGTAGCTAAATCTTCAGCAAGTCCTGTAAGGTCGTAGGTGTTGAAACTGATAATATCCAACTCATCCCCCGCTGCCGCTCCTGAATTGAGAGTCAAGACACTGGCCGCCGTTGTCGAGTTCAAGGTATAGTCTTCGGTAAGACGAAGTTTACGAGTGTTAAGGAAAACGAGTATGTTCTCTTGCTTGGTTGGTTGAGTTATGGTAAAGGCTGTTTGACCTGTGGTTGCTGTGTAGTGGTCTGTCTTTATCGCATCCGATCTCTCACCAATTGCCGTCATATTGTCGGCTACGTCTTCCATCAGGTCACGGGCTTCGTCATAGATCGAAGCGATGTCGAGAACCAATCGCCATTTACTACTGGCAAGATCCGTAGCGAAAGTCCCAGAAGTATGTGTCTCCAAACAGGCATACCAGTTGGTATCGTATTCAACAAAGTCTTTAAGGGTATAATCGGTATCCGTGGCCCAAAATCCTCTCCAGTTAGAGGCGCTGGTATTCCCTTCTAGCTTGTCGTTAAGCTGTTGGAGTATCATAATGTTGCGGTCGAAAGCGGTCTCAAGGGTGTCCATGCTGAGCGGGCCTTGGTTCTCAAGAGCAACACTTTGCGTAATAGGAAGAACTCGGGAGATTTCAAGAGTTCCTGTGGTGGGAGCGTAAACCGATGTTACTGATCCCCCCACATTATCAGAGTCACGGACTAAAGTATAATCTGTCCCCTCGGAGAGAATCGTCACGTTCCCAAAGGCGTCGAGATAGGAGATCGTTATATCTGAATTGAGGTAGGCTTTGAAGGAGTAAGAGTAAATCCCCGGACCTGTGTAGAGGAAGGTAACAACAGAGCTTGTCGATTCAACGGTCATTGTTGACTCCTATGAAAGGGGTTTATTGCAAACGGTAGCATTATTTTGTTAATTTATCAACTTTTTTATCAGATGCGCCGGTAAGTGTCAAAAGAAATCTTCCTAACTCGCCTTCAGTCAGATCGTTCGCCGCTGAGTAGGTAATCCTCTGACTGAGAAGCAGGGGAACCGGAGTAACCATCTGTGCTCCGGCAAGGAGCCCTTTACCCCATTTCTCGAAAGGTTCCCCGTTGACCGCCTGAACTGTCGCCCGAGTGAGTTCCCCAATTACCTCCGTTGCCAGATCCTGATTCCCTGGGTACTGCTTGAGACCGAGAAAACCACGGACAACACTTTCCAATCCCGGCCCCAGAAAAGGTACTCCCGCCAGTGGTCCGACAACTCCCGCAGCGATCATCTCTTCCGTGTCCCAGACTCCGTAGTTAGAAGCAAGGCTGTAGAGCATACCGGAGAGGGTGTGAGCGACGAACATTGTCTTGGCAGTCTGTCCTACCAGCCCCAACTTCCGAGCCTTCAGAGCGTCAATTTTGGACCCTTGAGCGGCAAGTTCTTCAGCCGGTGCGCCTTTCTCCCTGAGAGTATTGTAAACGTCTCCTTCCTTGCCGATCTGCTCGTAGAATTTGACAACATCGAATACCGCCTCATGGCTCATTCGCATAAGTGAGAAGACCCCTGTGCTGAAAGTCGAAGCGAGTTTCGATACCGGGTTCTGGGACTTCTGGAACGGTGTCTGGTAAGAGACTTCCGAAGTCTGCTGTGACCGGTTCATCGCCGCCTCAACTCGAAGCCCCGCCTCTTCCACGGTCATCTTCCCTGCCTCGACCTGCTTGAGAAGTCCTCGGTAAAGTGAATACCCACCAAGATAGACAGAAGCCTTATCACCTGCCACAATCGTCATGGAGAGGTACTTGTTCGCAAGATACTCCTGATCGGCGTAGAGTTTGGAGAGTTTCTTCGACAACGGGGGACGGGAGACAAGAGCCGTGTGAGTAAACACCGGGTCGATACCCTCAACCCCCCTCGCCTTGATAGTCGGGGACATCTCGTCCATAACTTTCATGGCGTGTTGCGGATCCGCCAAGGCCTCAATAACTCCACTGGCGAACTCTCTTGCCGACATCCCGTTCTCAACCGCAAAGTTCACGAAGGAGTTTACCTGCTTGATGCCGACCATCGCTTTGCCGAAGAGGGAACCACGAACCACGTTCGACCGGATGAAGTCAACAACCGTCGGAGTCTCAAAAGTAACCCGGCCCCGACCGATGTCTTTCATGTGGGCGAGGATCGCGTTGTTAATCTCTCCGGCTGTCTGCTTGTCGAATCGGGTATTCACTCCCTGAATGAATTCGTTGTCGAGCAGAACCTTCCGCCAGTTGTCAACCTTATCAGCGAAAGATGTGTAGTGGGCGGTGTCCGAGGCTTCACTCTCAAGACCGGCAAGCAAGTTTTGTATAAGAATCGGTTTGTCAGAGCCTTCTGTTGCCTCCATAAGGGAACGAAGGTTGCTGGCCGAAGGTTTGGCGTCCCCCATGTTCCGAAGAAGGGGATCAACATTCATGTCGGCGTCGAACCCTTCCCGGTGAATCGTTCCTGCGTAGCTCTCCTTCAAGGGAAGGTCGTACCCGTTCTGCCTACGGAATACTTCGTTCTTCAGTCCGTGCGTCTTACGATAGAAGGAAAGGGTAAGCTCCTTCATTACTTGGTCTTGCGGATCAAGGTTCTGAATGGCGGCGATCATCTCGTCTGTGTAACCTTTCACTCTCTGGAAATGTGCTCGGATGTCCTTGTTATCCAGATCGGCTGCGTGACGGATGCGCTCGAATCTGTTAAGCATTATAAACTTTTTATTTCCTACCTCATCAACTGTGTAAATGGGTTCCCCCGCAGCATCAAGAATCGTCTGTCCCTCGGCATACAGTTCACGACGTTTGAAGTCGTACAACTGCTTATCGGTCATGGTTCCGTTCTCGCCGTAGGTGGTCTTCAACATACTGTCCACCTCGTTCGAGAGTTCGCGGTGAAGGACTCCTCGGTTGCGCTCCTCCTGGGTTGAATCAAAGACCTTGTAGATTTCAGACTCTTGAAAGGCCTTGTTCATATCCCGCATGAGGATGCGAGCTATACCCATCCAATTCCCGGTAACGAAGTACCCCGGCTTGTTGAACAGGCGCATGAACAGATCCTTGGGACCTCGGGGGATCTTTGTGGTAGCATCTCCCACCTCCTTACCCTTCGACTTGATCTGGTCAAGAGGTCGGTCACCAAGAAGTTCGGTAAGAGCTGTCCTGCGGGAACCAACGGCTCGTACCTCGTCAGCGAGGAGTTGCTCGAACCTTTTCTCGGTTCCCAGTTCCAGAAGCTCCGTAACCGCCTCATGGACTTTACGCAATCCTCCTAGGGTATTCTGCCGCTTGTCCTGACGGATGCGGAGAAGGCCTTCCAGGATCGTTCTGTTGACCCCTTCCGGAAGTTCCTTGGTTCCATCAAGGTATCCAGCAAGAGCTTCCTTGTCGGGCTTGATAAACAGCTTGATTGTCCGGAAGATCCCGGTCGTATCTGCGTCCTTTATCCCGTCCTTCTTTGCCCCTTTACGAATCGTGTCATTGATCTGAGCGATCAACTTATTACGTTCGGCGGTTATATTCTGCTCCCGCCTACGCTCGTCTACCATCTGACGGACGAGAGCCTTACCTCTGGCAAGACCGTTCTTGTCTCCCTGCCGTTCCGCTTTCTTGGCTTGGGACACAACCTCTCGGATCTTCTCCCGGAACAACTTGTTGCTCTCAGCGGTCATCTCCGGCACATCCGGCCCCGGTTCCAACCAGCCCGGCTCGGCAAGTTCCTGCGCCTTCTCAGCGGCAAGTTGCGCTCGTATGAGAGCCTCTTCGGAACCTGTCACAGTTGGGTCTTTCGCCATCTGCTCAAGTTCTTTCAGTTCGGCAGAGAGGGCTTTCTTCTCGTTGACCTTCTGCCGCCACAAACTTTTGAGAACCTTGGCCTCTTTAATGGCCGCAGCCCGTTCCGGGTCAGTGGTTTTCTGTCCGGCTTCCTTCAGTTCTTTCTCTCGGGCAATGGCGCGGTTCTTCCGCTCAACAATACCTGCGGGACGGGGAGCGTTCGGTTTTGGTTCCTCTCCAGCCTTCCTTGCTTCACGAACGGCTTTCGAGGCTTCCTTCCACTCAGCCGTCGCTTTCATAACCTCGGGATCGGTGAAGGGTCGTCCCTCGTCATCCAAGGCTTTGACCGCGGCCTTGGCTGCGTCCTGTCTGGCGATCAGTTCAAGCGGAACGGTTCCCTCAACCTTGGGCGCCGGTTGGTCGATTCGCTGTTGAGCTGGGGTCTCACCATCCAACTCGAAGACAACCTCCTCCGGCCCCGACTCTTTGCTGTTAAGCTGCTTCTCAAGTTCATAAAGTTTCTCTTGGAGAACGGTGACCTTTTGTTCGTGCTCACTGATCGGAATACCTGAGTCCTTACCTCCTCTGGTTATGATCGTTCGCTCGATTACAGAATCAAGGTTTTCCTCGGGTACTTTGAACAGTTCGTCAGTCAAGACCTCCCGCTCTTTGTTCTCTTTGAAACTGAGCCGTTCAGTGAGTTCGTCATTCGGGCTTATATCAAGTCTGGAACCTTCTTCGTTTTTCACGTTGAGGTCCATCCCAGTCTTCTCTTTTTCTTTCAACCTTGCGAGATACCCGTCCACACTATCTTCACGGGTGAGAAGTTTCTTCTTTCCAGTGTTAAGAAGTCTTAACCCCTTACCTGCGGCGATAGCCCCTCCACCAAGCATCAGGCCTAATATCCCCCCAGTGACAGCCTGGCCCTTGATCCGGTTAATCATGTGACCAATGCTCGGGTGCTCAAACTCGGTACCATATACGGCGTTGTTGGTCTCCTTCGCCAGCTCCTCAAAGAAGATATTGCTTACTTCGATTGCCCCCATCGTCCCCGCTGCAGTAACTGCCCCAGTAGCAACTGCTCCGGTGGCCGACTTGGCTATGACTTGCGCGGTTGCGCTCGATATAACTCGCTCAGTAACCTCCCGCTTAACAGCCGGAGCAAGTGCACCCGCCACCTTGCCAATACCTGCCCAACCAAGAGCTGTACCGATAAGGCCACTAAAAAAAGACGAAGCCCGAACTATCCCAGGTTCGACGCCTACTTGGTGAAGCGTGGCGGCGGTCATACCCGCTAAAGAGTCGGCATCATAACCCCCAGTCATCCCTATGAAGAAATTCGGGGCGTAAGAAACTGGGTTGAACATATTCATCCGTACCGCGTCAATTCCCGCTTGAATACGATCTCCTGTGAAGATCGTGGCCGGAAAAGAAGAAACAACCTCAAGAACTTTGTCCATCCCTCCCTCACTCTCTTGCATGGGTGGGAGATTAATGATTTTTGTCATTACCTCTTCCCTGGCTTGGTTGTTTCCTTGCCGTTCCGCTTTTCCGAGTAAGTAATAGAGATGCCCTACTTCCGCCGACTGCTCGTAGAACTTCTTACCCCGTTCGCCCGTGTTTACGGCCCATTCTTTGGCCTCCGCCAATCCGAATGGTGAATCAGAGAGGCCCTGCTGCGGTTCCTCACGAAGGGGAACTACGGGTTCGTCCGGTTCGGCCATGAGAGTTGCAAGGTCTATACCTTCTGGCTCGTCCGGTTCCGCCATGAGAGAAGCGAGGTCAATACCTTCTGGCTCGGTGTCCATCTCCAAAGGCCGGGGCCACTCCACATCTTCAGTTGATACTTCGTTCGTCATGTCTGGGTTAAGCGGAGTAGCCATTATTTACCACCTTTATTCTGGAGGGCTTTCATAATCTTCTGGATTATAGCGGCTTTCGCTTCAGGAGTTTTGGCGTCATCCCATATCTTCTTGTTCGTCGCAGAACCGTTTATAATTTTCATTATCTCGGGAGGAACCTCGGCGGGTTTAGCCGGTTCCGCAGTCTTGGCCGGGGTGGCCTCGGTTTTGTTAAAGGTGAACTTTTTCTGTTCTGCCGGTGCGCCTGTCGGACTGGCTGCGGGTTCTCCTCCAGACTTGGTGAGTTTCTCCGTAGTTCCAAACCCAAACATACCTCCGATCTCTTCTTTCAGTTGTTCCTCTCTTTCTTTGCGCCATTGGCTCGAACGTCCGTTAGGGTTTTTACGTAACCAAGAATCAAGAAGATCATTCTCTCGGGCAATCGCTATTGTAGATTCCCTATCAAGTTCACCTTTCTTATATACTCCTCCAAAAGACTGCGGATCTTTATTCTTCAACTTTTTGGAGTACAACCCCATTAAAGCGTTCTGCGTTATTGACTCCCGTACTTCCTGAGTTTCATAATCTTTGTCTTTCTCAGGTTTCGACTGGGTATCTACCATCTTCAGAACTTCCTCGGCATCTTGAGCTTTCAAGGCCTTGTTCGGGTCACGATTTTCAACAAGCCAATTTTTGAACCCCTCAGAGCCATACGTCCACCCTTCTTGCCTTGCTTGTCCTTTAGTCTCAAGAAGTCTTTCGGTATATTCTGTATCCGTTCTTTTCTCAATATCCCTCTTAACTCCGCCAGCCAGAATCCCGAGATGGTATTTCGTGGCACTCGAAGACAATCCTGCCCCCTTTATCTCTTGTTCTGTGGCGGTTGTTTTGACTTCCCCCGTGAGTTCATCAATAGTTATCTTTGAAGTTAATCGAGCCTCTGCTACCGTCTGCCCTAAGGTCTTCTTCTCTTCTCGGTCTTTCCGGATATTGTCAAGTTCCTCAATGCCGACGTTATAGAGGGTAGCCCCCATTGATTTCTGAACGCTTTCTCCTTGAGCGTAAGCGGTATGCCATTGTGCTTCAAGAAGTTCCACTGGAACATTGTTATTATAACCAAATCGGAGAGTGTTACGAACCGCCTCTTCTTGATCCTTCTGAACTTTGTCACTCTCGCCTTTGGGACGGAGACCTTGCATCTTAGAAAGGGTTTCTGAGAGTATGACACCATTCCCTTTACCGAGATTATCGGAAAGGGACCGCATTATGTCCGGCATCATCTCGACTCTTCGCCGGTCAGTTACCTCTTTCTCCTCGCTTTCTCTCTTGGTTTTGGCCGCTGATTCTGCAATAGCAATCTTCTTATCCATCGTGTTAAGAGCTTCTTTACTTAACGCCATCCTGGAATAAACAGTTGAGAAGGCCTTTGCTTGGATAGGTCCATTTATCGGATCTTTGGCTACCAGACTGTCAACGATAAAGGAGGTTATATCCTCCTCTGCTTTTACCGCTTTCTCCTTGTCTGGGTGCATACTCAAAAATTTATGTATCCTACCTTCCTGCAATGTTCCGAAAGGATCTTCATAGAGATCCCGTTTAAGCTCCTCCCCTGTCCCATACACCACTTGGCCATTAAACCACTCTTGCTGCTTTACGTGGTGATCTGCCATCTTATTGAGGTTGGAGTTGTGGCGATCGCTGGACTTGGCAAGGAACTTGGCTCTGGCGTTTTCACCAAGTGAACCGGCTATCTCGTCCCGAGTAGCCCTTAACCTCTCTTCGTAAGTCCCTCTTGAATCAATAGCGTCTTTTCCGTTAAGCCGTAAGAACCCCGGCTCTCCTGCTTCTCCTTGCTGCGGAACTTTCTCAAGAAGGTCCCTTGCTTGTATGCTGTATCGTAGGTTCGCATCTTCAGCGTAAAGCTCGTCAGTCCTATCTTGGTAACTTATCGCCGCACGAGTTATCTGATCGAATCCGGCCTGAACAACCCGCTGGTCAAGGATCGGAACTCCGCCCTTGGGGGTCGGTAAGGTCGTGGCCTCCTGCATCGCCGGACGGATCTGGGGGGCGTTCATGTTCGAACTCTCCCCACCTCGGAGCATAGGCGCGTCAAGACCTCCTGGCGCTCCCCCGGTGTTCAGTTTCTCAGATGACAAATTGAAAGATATTCTCGGCATATTAATTCCTTAGTTCTTCAAAATGGGGCCGTACATACCAGAGTTAGTTTCAGAGGAAGATGGCGCCCGGAAGGAGGATTGCGCGGAAGAGGATCTGTTCTGGTTAGACATGCCAGAACCTGACGATCCCGACATCGCGGTACTTCCTGCCTGGAACAGACCGGAGGCCAGAGCTTGACGATCTTGCGACTTCCACGATTCATGCTGGAAGATTCCCCCCATACTTATCTTGTTCGCCCCTACGGAAGCGTTGAACGCCGTCATATTGGCGTTTATACCTGCTTGTGTCGTAACCCCTGCAGCATTGAGTACCGCGTTCCCGGCTGTCCCTGTGGCGTTCATCAGCCCTTCAAACATTATCGAACTGGCGGCCATGTTACCCTCCCACCTTGAACGAGCAGCAGAGTCGAGTAGCTTCTTGGAGCGAATGTCAGCCCCGTGACGGACGATCATTACATCCATCTCGTGCTGCGTTTTGGCGTCAAGCTGCACCTGTTGCGGGGTATCCTGGTTCATCATAACCCCGGAAGCGCCATACCCTACCTGCAGTTGTCCGAACTCCCGAGCGAAGACGTTTTCCATCTGCTCAAGTTCGAGTTCAAACGCCTCCCATTCAAGTCTTGCTTCTTCTTCGAGGAGGGAAGCATTGTAATCCCCGAGGAAACTTTTCAGGTTGGCGTTGTATGAATCGAGCCGGAACTGGTTCTCAATGTTGAACCCCGCTGCTCCCATTATCATACTGGCGTTCGCCGCAGCCGCTCCCCGTATCGCCTTGGCGTTTATAAGTCCTGACCGTGCGGTCTGGATAGCATTGTACTGGGAATAGATGGAATTGAGCCTGTCAGAAGTTCCGTCATCCCCCATGAAATACCCAGCTACCCCGCCAACCAAACCTCCCACAATCGTTCCGTAAGGGCCGAAATACGAACCGGCTACAGCACCACTTGCGGCACCTGACGCCATGCTCCCTGTTTGAGATCCTGTCATCGCCATAGTCTACCCCTTCATTTCCACTTCATCTACCAGACAAACTACCGTAAGAGGCAAAGGCTGCTCCTGCCTCACAAAAATATCCGAAACCCGATCATGCCCTGCGGCGAACGGGAACCGGATGAAACCACTGAACAGAGGAACCGGGAGGGCAACATCATCCCCTGGTTTTCTGAACGGGATCTCCTCTGTTCCTTTTTCTCCTTCTTCCTGATCGTATCGTCCGAATGTCAACCCGAGTGAACGATACAACAAGACGCTGAGGTGATCGGTCCTTCTCATTCGAGAGAAAGTAGCACCATCCGTAATATCAAACTCTGGGAACTGTGGAACTATCTCTGAGATATACCTGAGACCGCCGACAGCATAAGCTACCTCTATTGGAAGAGTAACTTCTCCCCCTGTCACAACGAGATTCGAGAAGACAAACCCGTCTCCAAACACATCAATCGTCTTACCTTCGAGGTGGTCAAAGCCGCTCAAGGTATCCGCCGCAGCCCCATCATAGATAAGGTGGCTATCGAGGAAAAGTGCGTCGTTTACATCGTCGGACTGAAACTCTGGGGCTTTCTTCTCAAGGTAGAACTTCACAACTCCACCTATAGTCCGGGTAACCACCGCCCAGACATCATCTTCTCTCGTCCCTGGGATACAGGCTACATCCTTGAACAGGCCATCGGTATCATGTGGGTGCCATCCTACAACATTGTGCTCCCTCTTGAAGGTGAGACCGAGGAGTTTCCCGTCGTCCCGCACCGCCCAAACTATGCTGTTCGGGGTCTGCTGATAGTCCCAGGAAACTATTGTTCCCGCATCTGTTAAGTGGGGGGCAAGTACTGTAAGGTCAACCGTGGTATAACTGTCAGAATTGAAGTCATAGATGAGCTGATTCACGGTCCGGCCAAGACGCTGAAGAAAGAGGACTACCGGGCCGATCATAAGCGGCTGCAGGTCCTCCCCTCCGTGGTTAGTGTGCCTACCGGCCTTGACAGATTGAAACGACAAAGGCTCACTCCCCGCTCCACTCATGGCCCACTCATCTCCAAGCGTTCCGATCGCAAGTTCCCTTGCGGAAATTATCCACTGGAACTTGTTCTGGAGGCCAGAATCAAGAGTGAATGTCATGCCGTCAGAAGCAACGACCGGACTCGACAAAGAGAAATCGTAGTAATCTCCAGACTTCGAGAACCATATTGTTTGCGGCCTTGAGGTGTTTGACGCATAGAACAGCCTTTGCTCATAGAACCCAACAAAGCGAGGATAGCCGAAAGCTGCGCTCCACTCCTGCGCGTACCACTGCGCCGTCGGATCAGCTACATCATCGCCAACGAGATCCGTCAGAACCGTTCCATCTACATGTGTCTCATCTGTGTAATCAGTGATCTCCACGATCCCTGCATAAATTTTTATCTTCTGGCCGACGTAATCCGCAGTAAAAAGATCGGCAGAAGCCGTAAGAGTTATGTCTCCTGTCGCCGCAGACGCGGTGAGGGTGATGTCGGTTTTGTTAATCCGGAAAGGAGGAGTCGTAACAGCCACCTCGCTTGCGTCCCATTCGTCATGTGCCAAACGCCGGAACTCTATAGGCATCCGAGTTGGCTGGGTTATAAAAACAACATCTGCCGACTGGGCGTAGTGGAAATTTTCTATGTCGAGAGTTCCGGTGAACTCAAAGACGTAAGGTTGAGTGTTGTCGTCTGGGTCGAGGACAAGACCGTTACCTGTCCCGAAAACCACCCTCGTCCGTTTCGTATCCTTGTGCTTGAAGAACACCAAGACGTAAGCGTTCTCCTCATCAAAGATGAAAGGAACGAGTCTCGGATTTACGGAAGGGTCAATCAGCAAAGAGGAGAGGTCGTATATAAAGCGAAATCCAGAGCGGCGAACTGCCGGACCCTGGACAAGAACATGCATGTTTCTGAGGCTTTTACAACCGTTTTTATAGCGGTCGTTGTCTACCCTGGCGTCCATCAACGGGCTTAACTCGCCGCTAGTGAAGTTCGATTTAAGCCGTTTTACACTCATCGCGTCCCTTTAATCTTCAGGAGGAGTTACAAAGCTATCATATTCAGGGTCCTCATCAGGCAAACGCCACTCATCCCCCCTATTCGCGTCCTCAGCACTGTTCTCAAGCATGAGAACTCGGAGTTCCCCCCGGAGTTCTCCTACAAGTTTGCGGTCCTGCGTAAGAGGTATGCACATCCTCACCGCCATATCAAGTGCGAGGATGTCCGTGAATGAAGGGGAGAACAACGAAGTATCCGTACAGCGGAAAGTGTACTGCAAGTACAGGTCATATCCTAGAGGTTCACTTGCCTCGGTGCCGGGGAACACCACCCGGCCACCTTCGATCTTGTAGTTCCTCCGAGCAAGCAACCTCGGAAGTATGTTAAGAGGAGTGAGACAGTCAGGAGGAAGTGCAAATACCGCACCTTCGTAGTAGTCCTCGGAGAGTTGCTGGAGCTTCATCGTCTTCCTGGCGAAGGACCAATCCATCCTGGTGAGGTTCGAGTCACGAACAACCGGGTACAAAGTGTTACACAACCCCGCCCGACGATTCGATTCATCAAGGGAACGAATAGCCTCTTCCCCAAGGTACGCAAGAGCTACGTTACAGATGCTGACTTCCGACATTGGCTACTCCTACAGTTCCTCGTCTTTTACCCGGCCTCTTGTTTTCTTCGGTGGAGGAGCGGGACGGTCGGCGCACTCAAAGTTCGCCGGGATTCTGTCTCCCTCGTTCAACTCTACATCATGCACCTGTCCTGGTTCAACCCATAAAGGCCTTTCCCTACCAACTATTTTTGCCGTTCCGGCAATTATACATCGACAAAGCATATCGTCTCCAAGATCCGGGAGGATTTTACCCCTCCCGGATTTTATCAAAGGTTATCGAGCGGTCTGAACTCCGTCAGCAATACCGCAGTCCCAGGTGCCGCCAGTGGTGGCCCCCGTAAGAGAGATCGTCACGTACCGCTGAATGTTGTCCGGGAGATAAAACTCAATCGGACCTGCATTAAGAGCGGCGGCGGCGATAACCCAAGTCATACGGGTGGTTGCCGGGGAAGAGGTGGTGCCGTCCACAATGACAACGGCGGATACCGCAGTCAAACCGTGACCGGCGATGAAACACTTGATCGGGGTGCCAATACCCTTGCGAGTAGCCCCGAGGTCAACAACTTCTGCCGTGCCGTTATAAGCGAGGGCAGAAGCAAAAACTCCAGCATTATCTTTAAGCATTTTTCAGTTCTCCTTAAGTGGTGTAAACCGCTTCAGCGAGGGTGATGGAATCGCTCTGGCGAATCGGGATTCCGTTGAGGCTGAGAATATTCTTCTCGCCATAAACCTCTCCAACCTGCAGTGCGAGATTGGTCTTGACGTAGGCCAACTTGGTCAAGAAGGACTTCACCTTGCGGTTTGCGTAGAAGCAAGGCTTGCAGTCATCCAGACTCGGGATGGCGTGGGTCATATCAATGAGGTTATTTAGCAACAGAAGAATTGCAGCATCGTTGACAGTCGCAGCTACATCGATATTACAGAGACGGGCTACATAGCGCCAATCCTCAACAGCGAGACCATGCTGCATACGGAAATGCTCGGCATACCCTCGGAAGACCCCGCCGTCGGCGTCGTAAAGGTCGATGACGCCCAGGTCTTCCTGCTCAATTCCCATCGGGGAACCCTGCGGGTAGATACCATAAACCTTGCCCTCTCCCCAACCTACGAGGAAGATAGAGGACATGGAACCACCAGTGCTACCACCGTTGCTGTAAACCTGAGACATGCCCATGTTGTTGGCGCCGAAGGTGTCAGCCTTAACACCGAGCTTATCATACCGGGGATCGAAACCGTGGAACCGATCCGGGTAAGTAGCCGTGTCGCCATAGAAGAAAGTCGTCGCATCCTGATACGCCATACCTCGGATAACCCGGTCAGCTTTCTGCTTACGGAAGCGAGCGATGTCTTTCGACATACGAGCGAGAACAAGGTCACACTCCGCACGATTCTCAAGCAGACCAATGGTCTCATCGACCTGCAGGGTGCCCGAATCGGTTGCTTTGATACCTTTGTTCAGAGTACGCCAAGTACCAGAGGGCATACCATCTTCCACAGTGATCCGGTGATAAGTGGGGCCGTTCGCTTCAAAGTAGGGAATGTCGTTGAGGATCTCCTCAGTTCGAGAGTACACCGCGCCAATATCTGCGAGTGCGCCGTCAGGGTCCATCTGCTTAGTAAGATTAAGCAGGGAGGGCCAGGTTCCAGTAGGATCGTAAGCCATTTTAATTTACTCCTCAGAGTCAGTTTTGAACATTGTTGGGTAGCGAGCTTTCAGAGGATCGCCTTTGCCTTTTGCAGAGACATTGGGATTCTTCAAGAACCCGCCTTCCTGTAAGAAACTACCAAATTCGTGCAAGGCCTGAATAACCACGGGGTTTGCACCTTCCCCCGAGGTCTTTATAAACTGGGCAAGTTTCTGTCCAGAGGGAATAGCCAAAAGCGCGTTCTCAGCAATCTTGAGATTCTCCGCTTTCTTCTCTCCCCAGGAATCAAACAAAGTCTGACGACCTTGGGCATAGACGTTGGTTCGCACCGTGTTGCTGTATTGGGCCATCTGGTCATTCAAGGCCAACATAGCGTCCAACTGCTTTTGGGTGAGACCTGTGTCTTTCGCCCACTTGCCTACTTGTTCAGGCACTCCTTCAGGGACTTGGTAAGTTTCGGGAAGCTCCTGCGCGAGTTTGGCTTCTGCGTAAAGCCGAGCGAGCGCCTCTGGCGACCCAATATCCTTAAGCCGTTCGTGTCCTCTAAGGTCTTCGGGGAGCCATTCTGTGGGTTCCGCAACCCTTGTCTCCTCTGTAGCCTGTTCTTCTAACGGGTCGGCTACCTCAGTAACCTCTCCCGGTTCGACCGCTAAAACCCCCTCTGGTACAACGGGAGTGGTTGTTTCAGTCTGTGTCCCTTCCATAATCAGTCATCCTCAATTGCAATTTTGCGTACATGGCTGGGTCAGCATCGTGCATCAAACCAATGATCCTTAACCCTACCTCCTTTAATCCCTGATTGAAGTACGCCAGTTCGCCGTTTACAAACCCTCCATCATATATACCACACTGTGAGAGGATATGCCACAAGACGTTTTTCCCGGCCTCTGTGTCAATTACTCGTACCAGATCGTTAAGTAGATCCTGATACTGTTTCTTCTCCAGAGCCTCGTCGTAAGCGGCTACTTCTTCATAATCATTGTAAGCCACCGGCACCTCCAAGGATGTCTGCCATATTAACTCCGGCCTCACTCAGGGTCTTGGCGGTGTTGGCTCTTGACTCCATACCCTGCTGCTGCATACCCTGGTTCATCATCGCCTCTTCCTTCATCCGTTGCTGCTGTTGCGCCTGGGCGCGGCCCTGACGGATCTGCTTGACCTCTTCCGGATCACGAAGGATCGGAGAAGGTACGCCGGTGATGTCAGCAAATTCGGTGATGGTGTTATCAACGTTGATGTTGTCAAGCGCTGTAGGATCGACGGAGGCAACGCCTCCGACGAACGAGACGAAATCCTGTATCGGTCGAACGCCAATTGCCTTTTGGGCCTGGGCGAGGACCGACACCAGTTTAATATCATACCCGGCCTGGTCAAGGAGCATCTGTGACTGCGGGTCGAGTTCTGCGAACAACCCCTTCCTCAGCATGATATTGAAACACCTTTCGAGGAGCGGCTGGAGGAACTCATAGTGCAGCCGTTCGATGACCGGCCCGAGCCTGAGCATCTTCTCTTGTTCCTTAACATTGACCTCTGCGGCCTTCATCGGTGAAGCGTTCGGATCACGCGAAGCGGTTAAGAAAATATCATTGAAAAAAGCGACCTGGATACGATGCACAACGCGATCAACAAAGGCAAGCACCCCCGGATAGTCAAATCGGGTGTCATACAGCGTCGAAACCTTTTCATTCATCGTGTTGCGTGAGTAATTCAAACCTCCAGGAAGAGTCTTGATTTTGGACTTCAGATGAGCCGGAACAAAAAGTGGGGGATTGACCGACTTGTGAACCGCCATCGAGGCCGCTTTTTCCATCTCCTGCAAACGCATGACATCAGGGAGCGCCTCGGCGCCCGGCCCGATTCCATAAACGTCTGAACCAATTATGTCAAACCGGCCTGTCGGGTACGGGAACTCATAGAACCCCTTCTTCTCTAACAGGCATCCTGTCTCACTTTCCTCTTTTGAGAGTCTGAGATCCTTACTGTTCTTCGATCCGTAACCGATCAGGTACAGGCATTTCGTGAAGGGCTTGTTCTGGTACTTGACCGGGGTGGTAGCTTCAAGGCAGGTGAACCATTCGTTCAGCCAGTTCTTGTCCTTCTTTGTCTGGAACGATTCTGGGAGTTTCTCCTCATAATCGTCCATGAGCATTTGGCCTGTTCGAAAAATAACCCGATAAAAACGATTAACCCTACCCTGGCTGTCGAGACCAATGCAATACTCTCCGAAAGTAAGGAGTTCAAAACGGAACGGGTCTCCATCCTCTCCAACGTATAGAGGCGCGGTGCCGAACCCACAATACTCCGTATAGAAGGAGTGTATGGCGGAATAGAAGTTCGAAGCCGAAAGGGCGGCGTAGAGGCGTTTCTCGGAGTCATACATCCACCTCGATATTACTGGGTGCTGGTTTAACTGCGGATTGTTGAGCGCCAACTTGAACCATGGTCGTGCCGGAGAGGTGAGTCCCCCTTGCAGACCAGATGTGAGAACCCGCATAGCGTCTTTGGCTGCGGGATTTACGACTTTCGGAGAGGTTAATTTACGCTTGGTAGGACGATTGAGGTCATTGAACACCCCCCGCCCTGGAAGTATGAACGAAGAAATCTTCCTTGCCTCGGTTTCCCATTCCGTACGTTCTTCGAGGAGGGCATTGTACTCCGTCATGTAATCTTTCAGAACCCACTCATCCCTTCCTTTCTTTGCCATCTTATGATCCTGTGAGTACCGACTCTGTGGTTTTAACCTTCTCATCCGTCAACGGGGAGGTGAGGATCGTGCTTTCTCGTCCTCTCCTAGCTGCATTATCTGCAGTAACACTTGAAGCGATCTTCTCTCTCAAGGAGTCGGCTCTGGCCTTCCAGTCTGGTTCCGCTTGAACTTTGGGGGCAGCAGCTTGCATACTTGTCATAGCTGTCATAGCTTGAGCGTTCAAAGCGGCGTTCATTGCTGCCATTTGGTTCATGGCGTTATACATGGCGGAATAATCCTGGACAGGTTCAGCTTCTATCTTCTGCTCTTTATTCGATGAGCTACCTTTCATGTCTCCCATGCTGTCCTCCTTAACCGAGAACCGCCGCAGAACCAAGAGGGTCTTCCGCTTCGTTTACTTTAGCACCTTTGGTCTTCACTTTACCTCCGGCCTTCTTGCTCTCTGTCTTTTCGTCCTTTGTAGTCTCAGGAGTTCCCCGTTTCACTGGGAGATCCCATGTATACCCGTTGTCCCCCCACTGGCTCGTAAGTGAAGTGAGAGTCGAATCATCCCCTTCTCCCCAGTAGTTGGCAAATAGATTATTTATCCGAGCTTGCTTAGTGGCGTCGTCAATTGAGTAGTCAAGACCCACGACCTGGGCGTGGCCCATCTCGTCAGCCACTTGCTGATTTATCTCTGCCGTAGCCTTCTCGGCTGCGTCGAATTTTCTGGAGTAGAGATCGGAAATCTGAGAGAGTGCCGCTTGTCGTCGGGCTTCTTCTTGCTGTGCGGCCATTACTGCGGCGTAATCAGTTTGCTGGTACATCGAACTGAAGTCCGGCATCTCAAACGACATACCCTCGCCTTGACTCTCGTAAGCTGCCCGTGCAGCTTGCCAACCTTTTATAGCGCCCTGATTGAGGTTGGAGTTCGAGGGACCGAGCTTTTGCATGTACTGTTCATCGGTCATATTTGGGTCAAAAGAGTTGTATCCGGTGTTATACCCCTGCGTTTGCCTATCGTAAGAACTTTGCTGTTGTCCCATTCCTTCATGTCCTCTCGATGTAATTGAACAAGTACCCCGTCTACTACCTTATTATCCCTATACGCCAAAATAAAAGAATCTGTCAAGGTACATTTAACACTAAAGCCAATCTTTTTCAAGAAATTAATTGACAATCGGTTCGTGATCGGACTCAGGCCGCAGATCGTTGTCAACTTTTCTCCTAGAGGGGGCATTTTAAATTCGAAAATTTGCTGTAAGGCTTCTCGAGTCATTACCAAGTCTTTTCCTCCGTGGTAAAGAGGGTGAACCGAGTAGTGCATCATGGCCGACCTCCCGTTGAAGAAGTAGAGGGAGCACTCTCCGGCCACTCTCATATCTTCCGTGTCCCAGACAGCGATATTGCAGTATGATGGGTCGTAAAGCGAGGTTATCACAGTCTGAATAGAGGCGTTTTTGGCTCCAGGGAATCGGTACTTTAGAAGTCCCGCAGTTATTAAGTCCTGCCAGTATTGGTAAACAACGGCGTACTCGAAGAGACCCTTCTTGTTGTCCAGTATGACCGGCACATATCGGAAGTCCATCAGTCATCTCCTTTGTTAAACTCCCTACCTTTAAAAATGTCTATCAGAGATCCACCATTATTAACGTGGTCAGCAAGCGACTTTCCATCTTTCTCACTGAATTTTATAGTGAAATTTTTTCCTTTTCTTGTCACCTTTGTTTTTTGCTGTCTCTTTTCCATCAGTCGTCTCCTTTGTTGAAGTAGTCGAGGCAGTTATAACCAGCCGATGCATCATAATCGTCTTCGTCCGTCAGTCTGTTCAGTTCGTCACGGAGCTTGCCGTAGTGTCCCACGTTCGTAGGCTTTATATTATCGTCATCTTCCTCTGCGAAGGTGAGTTTCACTGCGTCGAGGAGATTGGGAGAAGGAACTCCTCTCGACTTCATTGCTTTCTTGCTTTCCTGCTTCACCTTGTTGTCCATCCCATCATACTCGACCATCGGAGTTGACATCTCCCGTATCAACTTTTCGTCCTGCGGGACGTAGGGCCGGGGAACTTGCATCAGCCACTTCTTCAAACGGCCCATCATAAGGCTTGTCATGTTGGAATAAAGGTTGTCTGGGGAGGTTCCCCCAAAGTCGATCGGTATTACGATCTCCTTGTACCGTGAATCTATCTGCCAGAGCCTTGAATACACACCTTCTCCCCTTCCAGCGTCGATAAATATGAGGTCTGGGCGAAATTCCCGCGCCTCACGGTCGATAATCGAGGCAAAAGTCATATTATCCCGACCTTTGTAGGCCTGAACCGGGTGTAAGAGCCTTCCTTGCCTCTTGGCTATGGCCGCATCGTCACCATTCACTGCAAAAGCCACATCAACACCCATAATTTTCTGCATGTGACTGACTTCATCGGGTGTTACATGCATCTGAGTGCAGGGTTTTATCAGTTCCAGAGGTATAAAGGTATCTTCTGTCGAGGCCAACCAATCATTATAGAACTCTTGCTTGATTAACGACTCCGGCATCCCGGCCAATCGTTCCTCTTCTATGGCTTCTAAGGTCGGTATTCCGGTGTCGTCCCTTGTCAGCAATTCATAAAACCACAAGGGGTTTTTCTGAGCCATCTGGGCCATGGTGTAGGCGTGATTCATTCCTCTCACAGTACAGTTAAAAACAGCCCAACCATTATTTTCAGCAAGTACGGGTCTTAGGATGTCCCAAGAGTACACCTTGCACAAAGACCATTCTGTATAGAGCAGTCCTACCGGGTTCCCACCAACCAAGGAGTCGGGCTTGTCAGCCCCGCCGAATCGTAGAATTGATCCGTTGATGAACTCGACAGACATTTTGGTTTCGTAGGTTTGCTTTATTACCTGAGGAGGGATGTAGTCAAGGAACCGTCGGCCTTCTTTGTCCATGCCTTCCCATAAAGCTTTCCTGCATTGATCATAATAGGGTGCCACATAAAGGTACAACCCTACTCTTTGCAGTGCTTTAGCGATAATGGCGTTCAGGCATATAAGGTCCTTCCCGTTGCGTCGAGGCCAAATTATGAATGATCTCGATATGTTATCAATGACGAACGCTTTCCAAAAATTCTGCTGGTAAGGGCGCAGTGTTAAATTGTAAGGTAGAGTGATGTTCATTTAAAGATACTCCAATTCATCAAAATTTAAACATGCAAATTCCCCGTAATTCATCAAGGCAAACCGATCATAAGCTCTGGCGGCCTCTTCTGGAGTCGAGAACCTACCTATATTTATCCTCTTCTTGTCGAGCACACCTTGCGCCTTCCATCTCTTGCTTTCTTTCTCAAAATAAACACCTTTAAACCCCGAGGTACTGTCCTGTCTTGTTGACGCATTATACTGATTCTGCTGTTTAGTTGTTTCCCTCAGATTAACTATCCGATTATCACTTCTATTACGATTTATGTGATCCAGTTCTCCTTTCGGCCACACCCCATGCGTATAGAACCAAGCCAACCTGTGTGCCTGAAATACCCTACAATCTACTCCGATGCAGATATACCCATGAATTACCGTCCCTGCTGTACTCCCTACCTTTCGACCTCCACGCACCGTCGTCCTCTTAAAATCCCCCGTTTCTGGGTCATAAGTCAGCAACTCCTTCAACCTTTCCAACGTCAACGGCTTTTCTTTTCTTCCGTTGCGGCCTATTCTTGTCGTACCACTTCCTACAGTAGCAACTCGGGCATTTGTTGGGGAGCTTATCTGTTCGTTGATACCAGTCATAACCACAATCCTCGCAATGAAGTTTCATAATTACCTCCTAATTTACAAGGATAGTACATTGGAATGGACTTATTGTCAACAACTTTCTCACAGATCCTCCAAATCGTCGTGGTCTTCTTCTCCAAAAAATATCGTATCCGCAATCGCCCCTTTCAACCAGCCCATCAGGTAAGCAACCAACTCTTCATCTCTCTGCATCCCCCTCTGGTCACAAATTCCGAACGCGACATGCACCAACTCGTGAAACACCGTGGAAGCAGTCTCTTTTGGATCTCTGACCCACACGTAAATGTTACTATCACCGCCCTTAATAATGCAACACCCCAGCCCATCTATGAACTCAACCACCGTTCGCAGTCCTTCCAGGTCATAGACGGCGGCATTGGCTTCATTTACGTCACAATCGTGGACGACGACAATATCGTTTTCAAATATCGGCACCCGGACGGTGAATATCTTCATAGATCCTCCAAATCGTCTATAATGCCCGCCTGTGCGTCGTAAGTAATGGTGAAGGTGTCAGTAGCCTCTACATCCTGATCGATGACTTGTGAGGCGCTGAGGGCTTCTACGAGTGGTAAAGGGGCGCTTATCCCAAGAATGTTTATATTGAGCTGATTATCTTTCGCATTAAGAGTTTCCTGTAGTATTTTTTCACTTCTCCCAAAGTACGCACTCAGGAGGAACTTCAGGAACGCATGTGGTATCGTCTCCCTGAGACCGTTGTTGATATAGTAGTCCTCTATGTGCGTCCGTGCGACGTGGAGAACGTCCAGGCTTTCCTCCGGGTAAGCTGACGGGTCATCTTCCGCCACCTGCATTATGTGCAACAGTGCGTCGAAGGATCGTAGCCCAAGCGCCATGGCGAGGCCTGGGGGTGTCGGGTGCCTTCGATCTTCCGGGTCAGCCGTCAGCATAGAGAAATAGTCCACGACCTTCATTCTCAGCTGGTTGGGGTCGGCCATGACCCGAGATGGGGGGTAGGCCCGTGGTAGCTTAACGAGGGTTGGGAGGTTTGTTGTAGCTTCGTTGTCTGTTTGTGTGTTCATGGATATAGGGTATCACAACTCGTCAAGTTCGTCAATGTCCGTTGGTGTTAAGTGGGTTTGTGGGGTTCGGCTTTTTGACTTGTGGTAGTTCTCATATACCTCTTTGAACTCGAACGCCCATCCTTTTAAACTGACGCACTTAACTCCTCTACCATTTACAAAAGTATATACCTTCGGTAGTCCGGGTTTAGAACAGAAGACCATACTGCGGCTGTCATAAGTCATCCAAGTCCGTAATAGTTCTGTAGTCAGGTGCTTGTGCCTCAGTTGTCCCTTTGGGAAAAGGTTGAGGAATTTGGCTTGTACCTTCTCTTCCCGGCGCAGTGCGTTTCGGAGTTCTGTTCGGGTCGTTCCATTTCTTACATCGGCATTTTGGGCAGCTTGCGGGATCATCTTCTTTCCTCTTTATCCATGTGTGGTTGCAGTATCTACAGGTGAGCTTCGGTATAGTCATTGTTATAATCTCCTTATGCTTCCTGTTGTACTCTACGAAGTAGAGTGTGTCAATGTTTATTTTTTGGTATCTGATGTGAGGGTGTAATTTTTTATGGTGCGGGTTGTAGCCAGGATGAGTGTTGAGTTAATTAACGTAGGATGTTGAAATCGTGCTAGTGTGTGAGTTAATTAACGTAGGATGTGGGAATGGTGCGATGTTGTAGTTAATTAACATAGGATGTGGGAATGGTGCTAGTGTGTGAATCGACCTTTCGGGCGCCTCCGAACTTTCCAAATTCCCCCCCGGCACCCGTCTCAGCCTGGGATCATAGAAAGTTAGTTAATTGTTGCAGGCTAGGCGTGAGAATTAATTAATTAATTACCACATTTATAACGTTAAGATTAGTTAAAGTGACACAATGCAGTACATTTTCATGTTAAGATTAGTTAAATTGCCACATTGTAGTATAAAAAATCAATTAATCCTTCCATTTTTGTTGATAGTTGAGAGGGTATCAATTTTCGGTGAACACTCTTTCTTCAATAAATTGAGAAGGTTAAGGACTTTAAGAAAAAAATGCGACCTTCTATCTATTTTATATTTACATTTTTCTATAATTTTTTTTTTGTGAAATTTTTCGCTAAAAAGCCTTACCATTCTCAATTCATTACACTTTTTCACTATCCACCAGGGTATCAACCAAGGTGGTGAGGGTATCAATTTTGCCAATTTTCGTAACATTTTCATAAAATTTCGTGTTATCCTGACAAACGTCGAATCACTGAACAATGAAGGAAATGCGATAATTGTTAATTAATGGTTGCAATCCTGATCAGGTGATGTATAGTTTGATTAACAGTAAACAATGTTTATTAATTAATTCTACCTTGGAGATTGAAAACCATGAAAACGCCCACCACTAAAAAGTCCTCATTTAACCGTATCCCTCAAAAGAATTTGAGTATCCGTGACTGGAAGGAAATCAATCGCATTATGAACGAGCTGAAACTGGAAGATACCGCCAGTCTGGTTACTCTTATTGAAGGTCAAAGACAACAAAGAAACATTTTCTTTGATTAATCGCTTAACAACAACTTAACAGGGAGAAAATTATCATGGAAAGCATACTGACAAAGAATCAAACAAAGACTATGTCAAAGGTAATCGGTAATGAGCGGCTATCCGTCGTTATCCGTTACGACGATGAATGCAACAATGGCCATAATTCTTTTGCGATTACGGCAACGTTATCGGAAAAAATACCCTACAAAACAAAATATACTACCTGGCGTAAAGTATCATGGGGTTGCCAACACGACGAAGTTAAGCGGTTCTTTCCTGAACTCGAACCATACCTCAAATGGCATTTGTGTAGTTCCGACGGTCCTATGCACTATACAGCTAACACCTTGTATTTTGCTAGCGACAAGGATTATAATGGATTGAGGAAAGGGGAAAAGCGACAAATAATAAACGGCCGCACCAAATTACCGTCTTGGATACTGGCAACGATAGACGAAAACGGCGAAGAAGTTAAGCCGGATCGGTACCTTGACAGCGAAACAGAACCGACTATCACCTATACAACTAAGTATATCCCTTGGTGCAGAATAGGCGAAGGAAAAGAGCCGGAGCTCGAATTAGCCCGTTCTTCCGCTATTTGGCCGGATGCAACAATAGAACAATTGCAAGATAAAGATCTTCTCCTTGCCCGTTTACCAAAACTCCTACAGGAGTTTAAAGAAGCTGTAGAAAGCCTGGGTTTTGTTTATTAAGTAGCTTATAAAGCGCAACAATTAACAATCCAATTGTTGCGCTTTGTTGGTTGTACTTAACAAAGAAGCGAAAGGCAGAATATCAAACTAATGAGGTGAAAAGATGAAAATTTTATCAATTGATGCATGGGGAAACAAAGAAGACGGATACGACTGGAATCAATGGTTCCATGTGGGCAACATAGGCAAAGCAGTCTTCGAAGCATTGAAAACAGACAAGCAAATCGCTCAATACTTCTTTGTCAATGGCTATACCACTAATTCCGATATGCGCCGGATTACCGTCTATGATGATCAGCATAGTATCGTCCTGTGTGAGAAGAAAACAGGCCAACCATTGTTCGCCATTGAATACGGACCGGAATATTAAGCAATTAACAATCAAAAACTGGAGAAAACGATAATGAAAACCCATAAGTATATAATTAATCAGGTAAAACACGCTATACGTAATCCATATGCCTGGCCGGGTGGGTATCCAGTATATACCCTTATGTCCGATGGTGAAATGCTATGCTCTACTTGCGCTCGTGATAACTTTCGACTGATAGTGCAGGCAACAAAGGATAACTGGCGGGACGGTTGGCAAGCAGAAGCTACAATGATAAACTGGGAAGATAACGACGCCTATTGTTGTCATTGCAACAAAAAATTAGAATCAGCCTATGGTGAATAACATGCGAGAAATAATAACAGTAACAAAAGCCTATACTTTCGACGAATTGACTCCCGAGCAAAAGGAAAAAGCAATCGAAAACCTTTATGACATAAACGTCTATTATGATTGGTGTGAATTCACCTACGAAGACGCAGAAAACATAGGCTTAACAATTACCTCGTTTTACCTCGATTATAACACCATAGAGGGGAAATTTAACCTTTACCCATTGGATATTTGCAGAGCGATTTTCAAAGAGCATGGCAAGGATACTCCAACTTATCGATTGGCAATGGCATACGTGAAAGAACGTGAGAATTTAATAGCGGGGCAATGCCAACATCAAGCTGATTGCTGGACATGGCCAGGAGAAAAAGACTGGGATTATTTGCAAGAACAACCTTGGGATATAGACTACGAAGACCTTGATAATGAATTCCATCATTCTTTAAAAGAAGAATACCTTTCAATGCTCAGACAGGAGTATGAATACCTTACCAGTAAAGAAGCCATAATCGAGACGATAAAAGCAAACGAGTATGAATTTAATGAGGAGGGTGAGTTGATATGACACGGACACTGACACAAATTTACAAAAGGCAAGCTGCGTATGTGAGAAACTCCGGCTTTACTGTTACCGTAGACGAAAAATATTGCTATGTAGTCATTGAGAACAAAGAAACGGAACAGTGTTATTTTTTGCAAGGTGATGAGGGTTACGCCTATATAGACGAGTATCGGGACATATGGGAAAAAGCTGGTGATCTTCTAATGTGTGACGCAATTTATGGACACGCTCAACAATATATCGATTGTTTAGATTAAATAGATAACCAATAAAACAGAAGGAAATCGAAATGAAAATGAAAAAATACTATTGGTACATGAATAATATAAATGATCCAGTAGTAAAATCAAAAATACCAAACTGTTTCTTTCATACAATAAAGGCAAAGAGTTTATTCGAAGCAAAGAAAGCGGTGCGGGAGTTGTTATTCTGTAAAAGAATTGCACAAGAACATCTAACAGGAGGAAACAAACCATGAAAGTTACTCAATTTCATTCCAAAAACCAATTTATCATCGACACACATGAAGGCACCTACTTCCAATCTTATAAAAGCATAATTGCATTTTTACCGCTAGACTGTTCGCCGATTATTCTTGACGAAGTTTACTGGGATTATTCACCCACCACGAGTAAATACCTCAACAAATTTTTACGGATCACTGGTGGACGAAAAGAGATTCTTGATGGTATCAAGTCCGGCAAGTATGTTTTAACCAATTTAAATCCATAAACTCGTTTCATGCGATAACCGGAACAAGTCCTCCGGTATCGTTTCCAATCCCTTGTCACAGAACAAAGTGACAAGGGATTTTTGCGTT